ACGAAAGATAAGTATCTTCCACCGTGAGGATGCTTATCTTATTCAAGAAAGATTAGTATGTGATTGCAAAAAACAAAGAATAATATTTGGCATTTCAAAAAGAAGCCGTATATTTGCAGTGCTCAAACATAATTCAAAGGCAGACGGAAGCCTGCTAATAGTAGGCATTTTTTTATGTCTATGCAGCACTGTATATATGCTATACGGCTGTCTAACCCCGTTGGAGAGATTAATGTCCTCCTGACTGCCTTTGGTATGTTTGAGCCCGGGAAGTGGACAGCCGTTTCTCTGTCCTATAATGCCAATAAAGCTCATATAATTATGGCAAACGAAATTCAAATTTTTGAAAATCCTAAATTTGGGAATGTACGCATTCAAATGAATGCAAGTGGTGAACCAATGTTTTGCTTGGTAGATGTTGCATCCGCACTTGACATCAAGAACACAAGCGACTTAAAAGCGAGATTGAATCCTAATGGGGTCGTTATTACCGAGGTCATAGATTCAATGGGAAGAGTCCAGCAAGCCACTTTTGTTAATGAAGGTAATTTGTATAAATGTATCTTCAAGAGTAGAAGACCTGACGCTGAACAATTCCAAGATTGGGTATGCGATGATGTCCTCCCATCCATCCGAAAGACGGGTAGCTATTCAATCACAAACAAACCCAAGCGTGAACCTTCATTGACAACAAAAGTAAGAGTAGGTCTTGAATGGGTGAAGGGTGTGAGTGAAATCCTTAACCTCAACGATTCATCAAAGCTTCTACTTCTTGGGAAGGTAGCAAAACCTCTTGAACTCCCGTTGCCCGACTACACTCCAAGCAAGGGTATATTGAAATCGGCATCCGACCTTCTGAAAGAACGTGGTCTGCAAATATCATCCCGTGAGTTCAACACGAGAGCAATCGAAAAAGGATTCCTCTGTGAGATGGAACGCAAGTCAAAGCACGGTGCTAAGAAATTCTTCAAATCAATAACAAAGAAAGGTCTTCCATTCGGAGAAAACCAAGTTAGTCCACACAACCCGAATAGTACACAGCCGCATTGGTATGTGGAAAAGTTCGATGAGTTGCTTGGCTTGGTAGGTATTCAGATAGCAGGAGGGCTTGTCTATGGAAACTAACCCAATCTTCATCAGCAAGAACCTTTCGGATTTCATCATCAAATACCGTAAAGACCAAGAACTCGTATCAAATGAAATGAGAACGATAGCCGACGCCATGTGCGGACTCGACATAACCATATCGGGATTGCATGTGGACAAGAGAACTGAATCATTGCTCAAAAGTGCTATGGATGCAATCTCATCCTATCATTGGATTCTTGGCATGATAGCCGAAAGACAATAATCAACAAGTTTATTAACCTATGTAGGGTGTGTCAAATGATGCACCCTGCTATACCTATACCCTTATGACAAAGACATTACCCGAAATCGCACACGAATATGCGGAACAGAATCCGAACGTGAGCGTGGAGCTTGCATTCCTCGAAGGGATGCTTTACCATTCAAAGCAAGAGAATGACAAGATTGACAAAAGACAGACAAAGTTCAAGCAAGAACTCTCTCTGTATGTCTCCAAGTACGGAGCGTCAATGATAACCGAGTTTTATGAGTATTGGTCGGAACTCAATAAGTCTGGAACAAAAATGCGTTTTGAGCAGCAAAAGACTTGGGAACTTAGCAAGAGATTGAAACGATGGTCGGATAACAACAAGAAGTATGGCAACAGAAATAACTTTAGAAGACAGGAAAGCAGAGGTGGTGAGAGTCTTTTCGACGCAGCCAATGCTCTACTGCAAGAATATCAGTAACAATATCACTACCATTAGGCAGGCATTGGATACAGAAAACCCAATTCAGCTTTCCGAATGGAAACGTGAAGCACCAGACCAAATCCGTGCCGTTCTCATCAAGTTTATTGAAGGGTCACTCGAATACTTCTCATTCAAGAGAACCGACATGTCCCCACAACAGATTGTGATGATTGTGAATGACATCATGGAGAAATACTACTATTTCCGTCTTGAAGATGTTTGTCTATGCTTCAAGAAAGGTAGAATCGACAGCGGTTACCGAAAATTCTACGGAAGGGTTGACGGCTCTGTCTTTCTCGAATGGTTTGCCAAATATGACAAGGAACGTGAGAATGTAGTACAATCGCACCCTTCAAACAACCTCAGTCCAATTGACTTGTCAAATGGAGTTCCGTTTGAGCAATACGAAGAGGATATGCTTGCGAGGATGGCTGGCGGAGACCTGTACGCAAATGAACAGTACATGCAGATGAAGAGCGTACAGCAGTTGTTTGCAATGAATATGGGGGCATACAAGAATTATCAATATAACAGGAAGCATCGCTTTGACAATAGAAAGTAATAACATGGAAGTAAGAATCAAGCAAGGAGAAGAAATGATAGATGCCACAATCGAAATGATTGATGATGTTATGGTTGTGTCACCGAAGGAAGTGAAGTTTGAACCGAAGGATGGGGATGTGTGCAAATCAATTAATTGCATCTACATATTTAAAGGATTAAGGCATTCTAATGTTTGTAAAGATAAATCAGCCATTATTTACCATTGTTGTTATAATGGCGATTACCTTACAACGATTGAGAATGTTGGTGTTGGACATATAAGCCGTAATCAAAGGTACGCCACCGAAGAAGAGAAGAAGCTCTTGTTCGACAAGCTAGCAGAGAAAGAATTGGCTTGGGATGCTGAGAAGAAGGAGCTTGTCAAATTGAAGTGGAAACCGAAAGATGATGAGCTATATTGTAGACCAGGGTTTAATAACGAAGAATTTGCATGTTATAAAGACCGATGGGATAATACCAAATATGAAAATTTCCTCTACAACAAAGGCTGGATATTCAAGACCGAACAAGAGTGCCAAGAGTTCTGTGACCGTCTTAATGAGGCGATAAATAGTGTGAAACTATAAATCAGACAATCATGAAAACAAAGATAGAAATCAAATCAATATTCGGTAATGTCCTTTTCGAGTTTAAGAAGGAGAGTAATTCGGTAAAGGATACATTGATAGAAGCAGTTAAGCGTGATGCTTACTTGCGTGATGCTAACTTGTATGGTGCTGACTTGCGTGGTGCTGACTTGCGTGATGCTTACTTGGGTGGTGCTTACTTGCGTGATGCTGACTTGCGTGATGCTAACTTGGGTGGTGCTGACTTGTGTGGTGCTGACTTGCGTGGTGTTAACTTGGGTGGTGCTGACTTGTGTGGTGCTGACTTGTGTGGTGCTAACTTGCGTGATGCTGGCTTGCGTGATGCTAACTTGGGTGATGCTGACTTGCGTGGTGTTAACTTGGGTGAATTGGGTAAAATCCAAAGTTCCTCCGACATCTTAATTGTAGGAAGGATTGGTTCTCGAAATGATTATACCACAATATTCCATACAGACAAAGGTGTATTCGTAAGATGCGGATGCTTCAAAGGGACATTGGATGAGTTCGAGTCAAAGGTTAAACAAACTCATAATGGAAGTAAGCATGAGAAGGATTACCTCGCACTAATCCAGTTCGTCAAGATTAAGTTTGAGTTATGATAGACGATTACCAACCAAGCGAAAGCCTCTTAGACGGGGATTTTAGCTGCGAAACTACGGAGGAGGAAATATAATGGAGGTATTGAGTATTATATCGTGCATATTGGTTTTCTTTGTTTGCATCTTGATTTACCTACTTCCTATTATATGCAACAAAACAGATAATTCCAAAGATAATGTTTGTAACGACAATAGAGAAACTCAATAAGTTATACCCCAAATCATGCAAATATGGTATGGGTATAAGAGTAGATGATATTGCTATTGTCGGCAATATGAGCATCATTTTAGTTATTCTATCGTTGAAACCGCATTTTTGTAATGGGATAGCATGTGCTATAAATGATAGATACACGCACCCTATACTAAATGCTGAAGTGAAAATCGTTTGGAGATGCATTTCTAGGTTTTTGAACTCCGGGATATAAAAGTAAAGCAATGTAAAGCATAACGGCAATAAAATACAGAAGCAAGAGAATATGTCCTTTTCTGATTTTGAGAACTCTTTTAGTATATTAAAGAAATCCATAACAATAAAAATTTTAGTGACATCGCAAAGTTATAAATAAATTCGGAGTGTTCGGCTAAACAATAAAAGTTTTAGTGACGCATTACTTCTATTAGGTCGAACACTCCACTTTATATTGACGATTATGAAAATAGAAACTAAGTACAATGTTGGTGACAAAGTATGGGTCATTAACGATACTCAGAAGGCAGTTAATGTCCAAATTCAACACATAGACGTGGAGTTTCATTCAGCAACTCCCTTTGATGATGACATGTTAAGTATCACTTATGAGTTTGGATTTGGCAAAAGATGTGAAGGGTTTGTTTTCCCCACCAAAGAAGAATTACTTAAAAGTTTGTAGAGTATGAAAGAGATTTTTGAACTTATGAATGAATACCCTATAACTTCGAATTGTGCCTTAATCTTTATATCATTATTAATATGTGTCTTATCTGTAAGGAGGGATTGATATGAACGAAGTAAGCATAATAATCAACGGAGTGAGGTATGATGCGGTGGAAGCAGCAGGATGTACTGAATGTGCGTTTTTTGAAAACTGCAAAGACCAATGTGTGTTTTTCGAATTGCCTCTTGATAAGGTTTTCAAGAAATCCGATAAAAAGTTTGAGCCATGAGTAAAGATAAATGTTGCGGAAATTGCATGCACTTCAAGGATGAAGATGTAAGCGGTAAAGGATGGTGCGAAGAACAATCTTGGGTAACTGAATGTAGTAAGGTATGCAAATGCCATGAACCCGACCTTAACGGTTGGACTGAAATCACTCCCGACAATGTGGATGAGGTAAGAAATAACGAAAAGAATGCTGTAATAATGCACCCCAAAGAATGGAATGCCCCTGAGATTGTTTGTTTTATAACAGCAGAAAATCTATCCTTTTATTCGAGATGGGGAGGTTACTATTACTATGTCTTACCTAAATTAAAATTGGAGGAATCAAAATGAAAGTAAAGGATTTGATAGCAGAATTGAGAAAACTCGACCAAGAGAAAGGGATTTGGTGTATCTATGACGGGTTTGCATTAGTAAACCTTGTCCCAGAAGGTGAAGTTGATGAATACGATGTGAGAAATTTCAAGAATGAAGGGATGGAATTAGGAGATTATGTAATAAATGCTGACTAATATGGAATTATCCCCATTTGAAAAGAAATGCCTCGCACTCACCATTGGATTAGAGCATAGCGTATGCGATGGGAAGTATTGCGAAAGGAAGCTGACTTGTCTTCGATACATGCTTCATACGAAGGCGAGACTTGAAGAACGGGGTGGATGCTTGAGTTATATAGGTAAAACTTTTAATGATAACTGTTATTTGAAATATGGACAAGAAGACAAGCAAGAAAATAGATGATGCCGTATCTGAAATAAGGATAGCATTATACAATGCAACTTTGAAGATAACCGATGAAGTTCAACGGGAAATAGAAACAAGGCTTATACAGACCATCCACGACCGATGGGAGTATATGGAGAGAAAGAAAGAGAAGAAATGACACTGACTGATATATTAACTATGCTCTTTGCGGTTGTAGGACTGCATGGGGAGATATTTAAAGGAGGATAAAATGCGAGTAAATAAAATAATCCACAAAGCCGAAAGAGCCAACGATGAAGGCTATTGGCTTGTTTGGGCGCAGTGTCACATCAATGGGCAGTACAGGTATTGCACGTTGATATACGATACTTGGGAAGAATCAAGGGCAGTCAAGGAAGGGCAGCTCTTGGATGTTGAGAAAACAAGATTCAGCATTAGGAGTTATGGATAGGAAACAAAAGCTGTTCAGTCTTCTTTACGAATGGACGATCGAAGAGAATTGCGACTACTGCAAGTATCTTAAATCGTTCCGTGACGAAGACAATCGACACCCTTGCAACAGGTGTGAGACTTACGATTTATTCAAGTTGGACGATGCCTTGAAGAAGGAACTGGACGACAGAGTTAGACAAGTTATTAACACAGTTAAAGCTGAATGATTATGAAACTATGGATAGCCCGTAATGAGGATTTAAGATTGCTTATATTCCCATGTAAGCCTAATGTGAATCTTAATAAAATAACGGATTTACATTATTGGACTTGCTATAATGCGATGGAAATTAGCCCAGATAGATTTCCCGAAGTAACCTTTGAGAATAGTCCACAAGAAGTTGAACTTAAATTGGTAAATGACTTATGACAAGAGAAGAAGAAATAAAACGGTACTGTGCAGACAACGGATTCCCTTATGGAGCTTGTAGCAGTATGTCAAGTCTTAAAGCTAATATAGCAACAGAGGCGATAAAGTGGGCGGATAATCACCCAAACGGCAGTCTTATTAAATGGCAGACGGTAGAGCCGAAAGAAAGAGGAGTTTACCTTGTGACATATCAACTTGAACTTTCCCCATATACAACCGCACTTTTCTATATTGGTGGGGTATGGTTGAATGGAGATTGGTTGGAATGTCCTAAAAGAAACATTAAGGCTTGGTGTAAGCTAAGCGACATTGAACCTTATAGAGAAAAGGAGGAAATATAATGAGTAAAGAGTTTGTTAGTATCGTTAAAGCAGAGAATCCGTTTTGGAATTGTGTATGTGCAAGAGTCCGTTCCACGGGGGTGATAATTATGGTAAGAAACATTCATGCATTTGAGCCTGATGTTGTTCCCGAATGGGTGCAGATTGGTGCAAACGGAATAGAACTTAGACATTTCAAGCACCATGAATTAGAATTCTAAGGAGGAAACGAAATGAAAATGACTACAGCAGCAGTATTAATAGAATTGTTTAATTGTGCAACAATCTGTTTCGGTGTTTATATCACTGAGTGCGGATGGTGGTTGTTGTTATTGTGTCTTATGAAAGTTAGTATCAGAGATAAAGATGATAAGGAGGAACAACCATGATATGTATAGCATACGCAATATGCGCCACCTTGTAGTGTTCGCAATACTAGGCGTGGTAGCATTTGTGAAATTCGTTAAAACAATTTTTGGAAAGGATGATGAACAATAACGAAGACCCTCAGAAAGTCTATCTTATCGCAAAGATAGAAGAGCTTGAAAAGAGTTTGAAAACTGCATTAACTCAATCGGACGAAGCAATCAAGCTCGCCAAGATGTACAAGGAGAAGTACGATGACTTGGTAGAAGAAGTCGAGATGTTTAACATGATGCCTTGGTACGAAAGGCTAATACATAAATTTGAAGTATAATGGTAGAGATAAGCAATGTAAGAGTTTATGATTTAAGGGAGAGTGTAATAAGTTCTAGGAACGCCATGCGGATTGCACCTCCACAATATACGGATGAAGAATTTGAAGCTGCACTACCGAGAGCAATCAAATTAGCAAAACTCGGTGGAGGAAGCGGACATAGTAATTTCAGAAAGGGTATCCGTGTGTCATTCGACATCAAATACCCGAACTATTTCTCTCCAGAGTTGCAAAGATATGGCTTTGTTGATATTGTATGCTCGTCTAGTAAGATGCACAAGTTAACCTCAATGGATATGGACGCTTGCTTCAACGAGTATGTCACCGATGACACGAAGACCTACATGAAGGTGCTTTTGCAGAGGTACAACCAAGACAAGTCATACGAAAATTGGATGACACTTCTTTCAAATTGTCCTCTTGGTATAGAATTGTTCATGAGGTGTTCAACCAACTACGAACAGCTTGCAACGATTTATAAGCAAAGAAAGCATCACCGACTGAAAGATGATTGGGGCGCATTTTGCAAATTTATTGAGTCTCTTCCTTATGCCAACGAATTAATACTTTGTAATTATGATAAACCTTAGTACGCCGAATGAAGAACTCTTGAAAGAAATACAAGAGGATGAAATTAAGGCTGAATACTGGTTAAAGAAGAAGATTGGCGGAGAATGGAAACTTGAAGAATTAGGTCGATATTTGTATTATAAGGCAAAGGTTTCAAATAAGATAGAATTCTCCGACAGTATTGAGTATATCTCGCCAAAAGGCAACAGATGGTTTTGTGGCATAAGCGTAGGTAGCATCAGTGGAAACGCCTACCCGTTTGTCCAACTGAATATGTTCGTTTACTACGAGACATACGGTAGCATCGGTGCTTTTATACCTACGGTTAGTTTGGGCGCAAATCTTAAATCATGTGTTATATTCACTTCGCACTTCTTCTACCAGTTTTGTGAACGTGCAAAGATTGCATTCAGAAGCAGGGAAATGATTATGGCATTTAATAGACTCCTTCCCGTTATGACGTTCAAGATTGTGAAAGATAGGGGTAAAAAAGAAATCTTGTGCAGACTTCCCGGTGGAATAGGTTTCGGAGTACCTAGAAGCGAAGATACCTCCGTTGTAGAAATCAGAACCTACCTAACTGACCCCGAACTAAATGGAAGGCAAGGGCGTGTAAGCGAAGATTTGCGAAAGAGGAGTGACGATAAGACTGACGAATTTCTTGAACTCGCTCTCGGAGCTAATGTAATAGATATAGAGAAGGCTTTCAAGGCGATGAATTTAATGTGCAAAAATAATTTGATTAAAGAAGGTTACAAGGAAAGTCAAGCTGTAAACGTCTCGTCTGTATTGTCCATCGTGTATTGCGTATTCGTTTCTGTTGGATATGCAGGAAGAGTGGACTTCCAACAGCAACGTGAGCATTTCAAGATTAACGCAAAGGTAGTTCACGAAGCATTGCTTAATCCAGACCTAACCGATGACCAACTCTTTGAAATGCTGTTCACTGCTTGTGCAAAGAATTTAAAGATTGAAGATTTTGATTTAGAGATATGTATGAAGAATCTACATGACTCCGTAGATAAAATTAAGAAAAAGAAAAATTTGCAAGTATGAAAGTTAGAATTAAGAAGTTACACAAGGATGCCGTTGTCCCTAGTTATGCACATAAGGGTGACGCTGGTATGGATTTGACAGCAATTGATTATTACTTTGACCTTGACGGGAATGTAGTTTACCACACGGGATTGGCAATCGAAATACCCGAAGGATATGTGGGTCTTGTATTCCCACGCAGTTCAGTATGCAAGAATGACATTAGCCTTGCGAACGCTGTAGGGGTGATTGATTCGGGCTATCGTGGTGAAATCACGCTGAAGTTCAAGCCTACATTGGTCTTTAATCCTAATGATGATACTGAATTTAAAGAAGGTAAATTCGATGTGCATAGCGGAGTGTCTATCCCTTATGATGAACGGATTCCTATTGAACCTAGTTTCTATAAGACTGGTGAAAGAATCGGGCAGCTAATCATTATGCCTTATCATAAGATTGAGTTTGAAGAGGTGGAAGAACTAACCGAAACAGATAGGAACAATGGCGGATTCGGAAGCACAGGGAAGTAAGAAATATGACGAAGGGAAATTGATGTGGCATCTTCTTCCATTGTCATTAATCAAGCCCGTAGTTGAGATATTCCAATACGGATTGAAGAAGTACAAGGAAGAAGGTTCTTGGAAGCGTCTTGACAATGGTTATATCCGTTATAGGGATGCTTTCTTCAGACATCTTGAACGACATGAAAGCGGAGAGTCAAAAGACCCCGAAAGCGGTTTCCCTCATATTCAGCATTGTGCTTGGAACGCACTTGCGATGATGTATTTTGCATTGAGAGATGAAAGAAAAGAAATGTAAGCCCCCAAAGTCAAAGGTGGTTGTTATGGAAGTTCTCGACAAGCCTGTAGGATGGTTTGACAGCATCACCGATGCCGCAAGAAAGCTCGGCTACAACAAGGATTCCATTTCCAACCGAATAAAGAAAGACCTAGTTATATCGGGTGTAAGGATAAGATACCCTAAAGAGGGGGAGGAATACACAAGCCTCCCCAACCTTTCCCCTCCAAAGGTTTACGGAAAAAGCGAAAGACCTAAAGGCAACAGAGGAGGAAAGAAGAAGGCTGAAAAGCCTAAGGAAGAGAAGAAGGAGGTATTCAAGGAACTCAACAGGGAGAAGTACAGCATCATCCCCTACGAAGTACGAAACGTCCTTCAATGTATCACTCCTTGCCCTTATATGCTGTCACCGAAGATTATGGTCGGCAGCGTGAAATGCCAAAAATGCGGCTCGTTCAGGGGAAAAGACAAAAGGACGCATGAAGTGGCTTGAAATAGAAGTTATTACAAATGAAGTTTAGTTATGGCACTTGAAGATATACTAACCAAGGAAGCGATAGAGGACATTTACAAGGATATATACGCTTCGAAGGAATACAGGAAACTGGCTGACAAATATCAGTCTTTGAAAGCACAAGGGAACATCGCCCAAGCAGTCATCTATGCCAAGAAGATGAAGCAGTACGAGATTGGAGTTTTCGAAGGTATTGCAAGGAGATATGTAGACAGGCAGATGATGATGCAAGACTGGGTTTCGAGTATGACACCAGAGGACAGAACGAAGATGAACGTGTTGTCTTACGGTCTGTTCATGATGACCGATGTGTTTGAGATGTTCATTATGGACGTGAACACGATTGTGAAGAAGTATTCGGGAGGCAAGACACATGCCTTTGACAAGTTAAACGAATCGTTGAAGGAATCAAAGAAGGTAATATCCAGCTTCGACGGGTGGGTAACTGACAACAAGGAATCAAAGATATTCGGTTCTGTGTCCGATAACCTTTATGCGATGTTATATAACAAAGCCAATTCACTGGTTAATAAAATTAGGTCTTATGAGGAACAAGTTAAAAGAAAAGCTAAGAACGATGAACAGGTGGCGAAGGGGTGCTGACATCCCCATGCCCCTCACTCCTACCGAGTTTGGGAAAGCGATAGACGATTGCATCCTACTTCTTGAAAGAATGAGTGACGAACAATTTAAAGAATTGATGAATGGAAATCTTTGATGTTAAATTGGAATTTCATGTATGATTATAACAGAAGAAAATGAAGAGTTTTATCTCCAGGCATTGAGAGTTGACTTTCTTACGCAACGATGGGAGAGGGAGTGGTACGCTCTCGCTCTTATGAGTGCGGCAGCTTGGGGAGAGAAGATAGACAGACAAAACAAGGAGTACAAACGTACACATAGATTAATAGACAAATATAATGTTTAGATTATGCACAAGATTTTTTTAACAGGTAATGTGGGTCAAGACCCACAAGTAAAGACCTTCGAAAACGGAGGTAAAGTAGCCAACTTCTCGGTAGCTGATACGGAAAGAGGCTACAAGACAAAGGATGGAAAGGAAATTCCAGACCACACCGAATGGTTCAGATGCGTAGTTCGTTCAAGTCTCGCAGATATTGTCGAGAAGTATCTGAAGAAGGGTATGCATGTTGAGATTATCGGTAAGCTCAGAACCCGTGAATATGAAAAGGACGGACAGAAGTATTCTACAACCGAACTTGTAGTTGAAGAGCTGAAGTTGCCGCCAAAGGGTGATTCCAATACTCAATCAGATACGAAGTCTGATTCTCAGTTTGTGACTCAAATCCAATCTGACGGCGGTTCGGATTTGCCTTTTTAGGCTAAAAAAGGGAGGTGCAATGCCTCCCTTCCAACTACTAACCCTAAAAAACAATCAATCACCAATATATCTTAATATGGGACATTCTCTCTTATACTCCTCAAGCGTGAGGACTTCTACTTCACCAACGATAACGTCTAGGTTAAGAACAATAGGGGCAAAAGAATAGCACACGAAGTCCTCGCCGTTGTTGATGAGAAAGTCGTTGCGCTCCTTCCATTTCAACACCCCGTTCTTATTGTCGAATTCTTTCCAAGTTGCCATAATCAAGGGAATATACTACAAAAAGCGCAATCCTTGGTTTCTTCATTGTATTGCTCCATCGTGATTTCCTCCACATTGCCAACGACTTCATTAATGTCTACCAACGCTTCATAAGGAGAATACCTAAAACCTTCCGTAGACTTGTTCTCTCTATAGTTCCATGATTTTACTTTCCACTTCAATGCCATACCTTCATCGGCAATGAATCTCTTGAAATTAACGTCTTTTACTTCCATAAATATTGCTTTTCTTACAGAACAAACAAAACTTGAAAATGTTTGTAGAAAGTTGTAGAATCTACAAGAAAAAAGCCCCAATTAAGGGGCTAGTTTGCGGTTTGGCGACCCAGTAGTGATACCTGTAAGGATATTCTTGTGGTGCAAATATAGAACATATTTCTGAAATTCTATACATCTCAGTTTGATTTTTACATATTCCACCACAAAATAAGCATCATCCGACAATAATCCGAATGACACAACCAATCAATGCGGTCTAGGAGAATATCTATGTTATCAGAGGTAGACATAATTTATAAAGGTATCTAGCTATATCTTCGTTGATGTAACACACTTCTTCACCTTCCAAATCCAATCCACAAGCCGATGCAATCTGAACTGATACGTGATGCATTTCATGTATTGCCAAGGCAAAGTATTCTCTTGGATTCTCACATCTAGCCCATACGGAGATTGTTTCCCTATATAGCGGATTGGTATATGTTATCCCGTTGTTCACCTTACCGCTTGTAAGGTTGCCTAGTGCGGTCATGTAGTTCTCTTTGTTGATTCCAATAGAATACAAGGCATCCATGATTTGACTCACATGATACCTTGTAATCGGCAGGAATATGGTAATATACCAAGGCTCTCCGTCAACTATGATATGGAATCTACTCCGTATCATCCAAGAAATCGCTCCAATAAATAGGTTCTCCGTTGCCTACCATTGTCGAATACCATCTACGCATGGTAGTTCCGTCAGCTACATCGTCATCCTCAAAGATATACTTAGCAATAAGTAACTTTTGCTTATCGTCAAATGGAGATTTCTTCAAGTCACAAAAATACATGTGGTAGAGATACACGAAGTCATAGTTGATTTTCTTCTCCAGCTTGATTCCATGCTTGGTAAGAAGTTCCTCAACCTTTTCCTTCGGTGTATACTCCATCTGCTTTTCCTTATCGCCCTCCTTGTAGTACATCAATGACACTGCGAATCGACAAAGTTTTTCCGAAAAATGCCATGAATAGGAACTAAGGTACGCTATCTGCGACATGGGACGCATATCGTATAAATCCAACGCTTGCTTACACATATATATAAGGTATTAAGAGGGGCTGTTACACCCCTCGGTTAATTACATGAAACGTGGGTCGAACCACTGACCTTCCTGCGGGAACTGACTACCCATAGGATTCATCGGCTGCTGTCCCCAAAAGACACCGCCCGACTGCCCCATAGACTGACCGTTCCAGTTGCCTTCGTTCTGTCCCATACGCTGATAGCCACCACCACGGCTGTAACCACCACTGCGCTGACCCATCTTCTGAGCCTTCTGGTACAACTTCTGCGACTTATGAGCAAGCTCCTGTGCTTCCTCCATAATTTCTTTCAATTCTTCGTTCATAACTTACTAATTTAAAAGATTCTTGAATTCTAAAATATCCTCCGAAGTGAATCTCAGCCTAGAAGTTCCGACAAGCATATCAAGGAATATGTTTCTTGGCAAATCAACCGCCAACTCTCCGTTGCCTACCGTCAAATGGAAGCCGCCCATATCATACTCGCTGGGCTTCATTTCCTTGAACATCTGAGCCATCCCGTCAATCATGACATCGGTATCAACCACGCCGTCTTTAGAGACAAACATGAATAAATTATCAATACCTTGGTTCAGCATGGAATCATACCTGTTCATCGCATTGTTCAAACCGTTCTTTGCAAACGTCCGACCCATTGCGCTGTTAGGAAACAACTCGTCAATCTTGGACTCTCCCCACGATTGGAAAGCGGTCTTAATCTCGCCCTTGAATCTGTTTACATCCTCAATTCTCATTTCTTCTTGTTTTTTGGTTCACGTTTCATGTTCAAATAATCGTCATAGCTCATGTGGCTGTACTTAGCCTTGTATTCTTGGAAGTCGTTCAATTCATTGTCAACTTCCATAGATGCCGACTTCTTCACTCGTTTGGTCAAAGTCAAATGATGGTCTAGCGCATCCTTGCCTTCCTTCGATTGCTCGATGATAGGTCGTAGCATCTGAAGCTGTGCCGCTTGAATCAATCCCATGATTCTATTGTTGCTTTCTACCCACTCATCGTTTGAAGTGACAATCTGATACTCCTTCTCGGTCATTCCTTGAATGATTTTGTCAATCTCATCCCAAACGGGTGTCTGACTTTGTTGTGGCTGCTGTTGCTGCATCATCTGCTGCTTGTACTGAGCCAACTTAGCCTGTCGCATTTCAAGCTCCTTCTCCATCATTGCGATGTCACTTGAATAGTCCCGTGAACCTAGCAACGGGTCGTTGTTGATAAAAATATTGTTTCCTGCCATAATTTACCTTGATACTTGTCGGAGGGTGGGGTTAACCACCCTTCTTTGTTCTACGCCTTGATTTCTTCGAAGCACAGGAACTACTATAAGGTACATCTTTAGCGTTACAGGAACAATCCATCTGTATTTCTTGTTTTTGGAACCTTTATAGTCAAAGGAATGTCTTCTGATGTCTTGTATCTCCATATATAGCCAGCAATAGTCCTAAACTTGCCTCTGGCGCACATCCCTAAATGCCTGCTATTGTATATTGTTTGTGGTTCACGAATATTCTGCCACTCTTTGATGAAAACACCTTCATCAGAATATTGAAGTATCGGCTTCCACTTTGATGGTACTTTTTTACCTATTTTTGCTTCTGCCGCATTCTTCCTATGCTCTTCAGACTTAGGAACGCCTCTCATGGTTTCACTAATTTTGCGCTTAGTTTCATCCTTTTGAGCGTGTCCTTTCCCTTTAAGAGCTTCAGAAATTTTCTTCTTCCTTTCTTCAGAGAATTTTCTTCCAAGTAGTTTTGGACGTTTTATTCCTATAAATTTCTTTCCAAAATTAGGGTTGTTTTCTCCTTTCATCCTTTCGGAATATTGTTTGCGCCTTTCCTCAGTCCATTCTTTGCTCATCCTTTCCCCCAAACCAAAAGCTCCTTTCCCACCTTTCGTAAGATTATACCCTTCTTCTACGGTGTTATATTTCTCGATATAGAATATTTCTTTCTCATCAAGATGGCGGTCTAGCAACTTTTTATCTTCAAATGGTTCAGATTCATAAAGAATTTCAAAATCAAAAGCGTCTATTCCGAACTCAAGAAATGCTTTTACTATCGGTCTTTCAAGGGTTTTACCTGTTGCTTTCCTAACAACAGCTCTATGTTCACACATTCTTTTTTTAATGTCCATTGTCCGACCAATATAGGATTTCCCGTTTATCCTATTAACCAATCTGTAAACTACTCCTTTTCTCATACATTTTATAATATTATGCGTCTTTACAAAGATAAGTAATTACAGATAATTAATACTATAACAACGCTTATTTTTTAACCCTTTTAGTATTCCTTTTTGTTACCGCTTTCTTAGCCTGCGGCTGCTGTACTTTGGTTATTGCAGCAGCAGTAACTCGTAACACCTGTAACGGTGGGAGTAAGCGGCAATGTATTGACACCCTTGATATTGCGACAATCAAGTCTATCAACATAGTTAATTACCTTTTCCAGACCTTGATTCAACTTACACATGATGAGTTCATCTTGGTACGGTCTAACAGCCGAATTGATAGCCACCTGTGCCTTCAAGTCGCAAAGTTCCTTCTTGATTTCATCGTCCTTGTCACGAGTGTACTTGTACTGAGAGAACAATTCATCGTTGATACGGTTGTTCACTCGGTCAATGTTGTCTCGGTTGTCCTTGTACAAGTTGAAGTCTGCTGTGATTTGGCTCTGATACAAACCGAACTTTTCAGCAATGTCGGTGTTGCGTTGAGCAGCCAACAATTCCAATGTGTTCACCTTCTGACCCCACAATGTGTTAGTGAGCTTCAAAACGTCGTCACACTCATGTTGGTACACCTCAAATGTAGTAGGAGCGACACAACCGCCACCCAAGCCACCATTGATGTTTACGTTGGTCGGAACACCGCTTGAAGAACCACCGCCGCCAAGCAAATTACTAAGACCACCACCATTACGATTCCATAAGCTAATAAGCCCCAAAGCAGTACCGGCTATGCCGAAGCCCAATGCAGTTCCTGCTTTAGCTCTTGTAGAATCATGACCATAGCCATTGTTGTAGCTACCATAGTTTTCTCCGCACTCACGGATAAAGCTACCTTGTTCTTTAATCATAACTTTAAAGATTAATAATTAAACATACACAGCCTTCGTTGGCTGATATGCAAAGAACTTGATAAGTCCGTGTAAGGGAAATCAGTTTGTGGATGGTTCGTGGAAAGTTTGTAGACTTTCCAATTTGTAAAGTTTTGGAATGAAATGAAGAGTTTTGGGATTAAGTTGATTTTTATTTCAAAAGTTTAAACTTAAGTTGATAGAATCTCCAAAAGTTGATAACTTAAGTTGATTTTTATTCCAAAAGTTGATAACTTTTGATTGAGAAACCATCTTTTTGATTTAATCTTTTGATTTTCATGAAAACTCAATCAAAAAAAAGCGGTGACAATCCGTCACCACTTAGAAACTCCTTCAACAGCTTGGTTGATGAGATGCACATGGATGTCAGCTCCATGCAAACTTCCGACCTTACGATTCGGCACACCATTTGAGCGTCATTCCCATTATCAAGCGGGATGATAAGCTTGTGTGGAGTTACGTTGAGCCAAGTTGCGCACCTTTGCTCTTCACATGGATGCAAATATAGTAAAAAAAGGCGTACCTACAAAAGATACGCCCAAGTGGTATTATAAAGGTAGCCTCACGGCTTAAATTAAACTGTAATGCACATCATTTCTTCCGCTAGAGTTCTTAATCCGCTTGCAATCTTTTCAGATTGCCGTTTTCTAGGTTTGCTTCGACCTGCCGCATAATGCGCTAGCTGCTTTTGATTAATCCCCGTAATATTCTCCAATGCAGAATAGGAGAATATACCTTGGTAGAACTGCAATAGGCTTTGTACATCAAACTTGTACTCTAATTCATAGTCTTCATCAAATACAGACGGATAGGCAATACCGTCCTCTTTAGCACAATCAATATAGAATTGTATACTTTCAATCACCTCTTTCTTAAATTCGGAGAAAGAGCCAGAGCAAGCAACAATCCAATTGGGAAGGAGTTCACAATTTCCACTATATCCCCTTTCCGTTTTAGCTGTTGTGATAGTTACTTTTTTCATTGTTATTTCGCTTTATACATAAATGCCTCTTTTCAAGAGAACGGTCTGGGTTAGAAAACTAACCCCGACTGTTCTTCAATACTGCTTAGCAGATTTCCCCATACATCATCAGAAGGATGTCCGTTAACTGTAACAGTCCCCTTTTTTGATGGATGCTTGAATTGGCGATGGCTGCCTTTTTGCCTTGCAATGTACCAACCATCCTTTTCAAGCGTCTTAATAATTTTGATAACCTTTATTACCTTCATATTTAATACCACTTGAAATACAATGCAAAGATAGTGATTTTACTATTATTTGCAAAATAATTCGTAGTAAATTTACTATTAATATGCAGAATTTTTCAATTCCTTGTACATTTCCTTCAATCCCCACCTAAATTTACACCTCTCATGAAAACTGTTCCTAGCCTTGTTAACTAGAGCTACACTCCAGCCGCTAATCTCGGCTATCTGCCTGTCTGAATACCTTTCGCTTAGTACGGCGATAACCAAGTATCTGGCATCTACACATTCCTCTTGATGGGAATTGCACACTTTCCCCTCCGAAAGTTCGGTCATTTCACACACTTTCCCTAGGATGGAATCAAAATAATCTCTTTTCATAAACAAACCCCGTAAGTTAATTGTTAAGACTTCAAAGCCGCTACAATCAACTGACGAGGGATGTTGTTCTGATAATCATTTCTACAAAGTGCGGCTTTTCTTTTTTATGCCGCTTGGTGCATTTAGTATATAAAGCGAGCTACACTTAACCTAACGGTTAATTAACTCTCGATTTCAATTTCCAACAAAGATAGGCAATTATTATCAAAGTTCCAATACCTAAAACTTCACCGAATCTCTCCCATACAGAAGATACACCTTGATTTTCTGTAACGGTCTCGGTTTCCACCTTTTGCGTAAACCCACGAAAATGGTTCAGACTATCCCGTGAGTGGATTTCTATTCTTTTTTGCTCTTCTTCGGAAACCACTTCGTCAGAATCTTGTGCAATCTTCCTTTCTGTCTCGGTCTTTTCGGTAACAGCACCCGTATCTTTATCATACTTCGTTATGGTTATATGTTCGGTTATGGTTAGCTTTGACTTGTCTATCCCGATTTTAAGTATCCTAGTAGTATCTACAAGTGCTTGATACTTAGTGTAGTTGGTTTCCGTCTTTTCTTTGCTCACGAAATTATTTTCATGAGCAACCTTCTTCGTCTTGCAGCTGCACATCAGCAAGATGAATACAAATATACTTATCCAAAAACTTTTCATATCAATCTTCAAATTGCAACGAATGTATCCTGTTAATCCAGCCTCGAAGGAATTTCTGATTGGCTGGGCGAGTTTTACATATCCTTTTGAAAAACTCCATCCTAGCCATCTGAATCTGACCGAACAGAGGAAGTGGACTGTGTGAATTGATAGCCGACAAGGTTATGTTACCGATGATACCGTCAGTCTTGACACCCAAGACTTTTTGAACTTCCTTGACTGCCGTAGCCGTACCGCTATGCCAAGCCCAATCGACAATCGCATTGGCTACACTTTGGCTCTCGATGAAGTCAGCCTTGCAAGCATCCCAATACATCGTCTTCAATATATCGGTAAACTCTTCATCGGACAATCTTATCAAGTCACCGATGGTAGGAGCTGGAAGACCTCTTCTCTTCCTGTACAGCTTATAGGTCTTGAAGCATACGCCCTTACAAGTAGCTCCTCCAAGGTCGTCGGGGTCATTGACGAAATCACCTTCCCACTTCAAGATGAACGGAACAAGTTTATTTACATCTGCCATAATCAAAACGCATCAAATTCGTTATCCTGATACTCTGGTAGGTTAAACTGGATGTTCATTGCCGCTTCGTGCATAATCTTATGCAACTCGCTTTCTGAACACTTGGGCTTATCAAGGAACTCACAGAAGATAGAACCGACCCAATCCCTAGATGAGTTCAACCGCTTTACAGCAGCAGCTATCGTACCGTTACTTGACAAGAGCGACTTGGCTACACGGTCTTCAACCTGTTCATCTATGTTGTCGAAATACATGAAGATGTTCTCGGTCATCATTTTGCTGAACAGAGGAACTTCACTCATTTCGAGCTTCTGCACGTTCATCTTCATGCCCTCAACTCCGTTAGCCTTGACTTCAAACTGAATGGAAAGAAATGCAATATGCCCCAACGGGTGAGGTTGCACTATATAAACCCTGTCAGCTTCGGTAGCCATCATTATCTTATACAATTCACCCAACACCTTGCCGATATTGGCACTGCGTTTATAGCTATTCGTCCTCTCTTGATTCCTGAAACGCTCAATCTTCAAGTCGGTCAGCTTGTCCTTTGTTTTCTGATTATAGGCAAACCATCCTGTCAGAAATGTCGAAAGAGCACCACAAATTGAGCCTACAATACCTACTATCATTTCTCCTTCCATCTTTCTACTTTGATAAAACAAAAGAGCCTACAATGGACTATAAAGCCCACTATAAGCTCTTGAATATTATTTGTTAAACAGTCTTTCCATCTCACACGTCGAGTGCATCTTCACACTCCACTACAAAGATACGGAATAACTTTGAATATCAAAGGGTTATTTAGAAAGAAATATGACTGAAAAACAATATTTTACATTATTCTAAAGAGATTGGCAATCAAACCGCCAACAACGGCACATTCAACCCACCAACACCATTTGTCCTTCCAAGTCAAAGCCAACATTCCACCTATCCACAAGAACAGCAATGTAACATCCCAAAGACCTTCCAATATCTGCCAAAGAATGATACACACACAGCTTACAACAGCCGAAGAATAGTGAACCAATCCGTCCAACTCCAATCTGAACGAAGGTGCAGCAGATACGAACAACAAGGATGAACAAGACAAGAATACCAACCATTCATGCCACTCTGAAACCATCGGCAACCAAACAAAGAACATCAACATCGCCTCGATGAACATGAACACTTGGAACAACCAACCTTTACTGCCTAAGTCATAATAGGTAGCACTCAGCGATTCGGGTATTCCTTTTCTCATTGAAAAGAGAAGGTAAGACACACACAATACGGTCAGGGTAATTAATGCTATTTGGTTCATGTCGATTTAGTTGATGCAATTTTTTATGAGATGAGACCAACTCTCATTCATTCAAATACTCCTTATAGAAATGACCTTCATTTATTAGCCACTCTATGCAGTCTATAATGTTGTCATACAGATTCATTTGTTCAGAGAAAAACACTTCGTATTCTGCCTTGTTGCTCTCCTCGCAATAATGAATACTGGTATCTAATATCGTTTTATGAAGGCATGGGTTTGTATCGATGCAATTAGGACACATCGCAATCAGACGATGAAGAGACCAAGCAGGAATATCTTCATTTGAATATATAATCGTTGAAGGTTTATAAGTTGCCAATACAAAAATCATAAGAGTCCCATTGTTTCCTACAAAACATCTAGTCAAATACATATCTGACGTTTCCTTCCTCAATCCTAAAGAAATAAGTCTTTCCGATTGTTCTTTGGTTGTACAAACTTGCGTATTGAAGTCCATTTTATACCTCCTTTTTCTTCAACCATTCTTCATACTTCTGTTCACGCTCGACAATCATTTGTTCACGTTCCTGTTCTACCTTTCCTCTTTGCTTGTCCGCATACAGTTTCTTGGCAAAGTCAATTACTTCGTCACGAAAACTCCTCGCTTCTTCTGATGAATAAAAGAAAAAGCCATTCTTCTTAGCCATATCCATTATCCACTTCGCAGATGTTGGTATTACTTCATTTTCATAACAGAAAAGTCTTTCACCGACAGTTTCATGTGACATATCTCCTATCACTATTGCATGCAGTTTCTTTTTCATAAGCTAGCTATATTTTCCACAAAGATAGCAAAAAGAAAGGGAAACACTTCAAGCGTTTCCCTGATTTTTGAAGAATGCCCTACTGGGCGGGTTGTTAGTTTATTTTTCCCGAACGATAAGCCTTCACATTCCAAACATTACTTTCGAACTTGTAACGGGAAACGGCTATGCTTTTTGATACGCCATACTTCTCGGCTTCGTCAGCTATACACTTTGCAATGACATGAGGGTAAGTACTCTTCGGTCGAACGCTCATAATGGATTTCCAAACGCTTACAGGTATCAACATATCCCTAGCATAGTCATTGGCTTCCTTCTCGTAAGGGCTTTCTTCGTAGCCGTCGTAAGAGATGAAACCCATACACCCGTCACCCAAATGATGCTCGATATGACATAACTCATGCAATATAGTAAATGCCAAAGAATCAATATCATTCCTTCTGTATGTCACCACAATTACAGGTCTGCCGTATCTTATTGTGCAATATGCATCTATCGGAGCCTTCTCCATCTTCTCGACAAAGCAATAACCTATTCCACGACCGTTAAGGCAATCCTGTATGGATTTCTTTGTCAGCAACCCTTTGTTTGCCATGCTTGCTATTTCCACTGCGGAAGAGTGTGCATTCCCTTTTTCGTATTCCGTATCAAGAACCACATCCCTTGCTGCCATATTGGCAAACACAATCCATGTACGCATATTCTTCTCGTCTATCTGACACTTCGAACTATGCTTGAAGAAACCCTCGTCCTGAGAATCAATTGCAGCTTCCGAGCAAGCGTTCCCTACCATTCTTCTCATCTTGGAAAGCCTGTCCTTTGCCGTTATGCAACGGATATCCAACCGCTTGTACAAGATAGCGGTATTGAAGAATGAAGAAAAGGACTGTTCTTCATAGATGGCTTGCTGTTCTTCCTTGTTTCGCTTGGCGATAGCTTGCATGTCGTAATAATAATCGTCTTGAAGCCCGACCCATGTCTTGTAGCTGATGCCAAGATACTCTTCCAACTTTAGAGCCAACTCCTTTGTGATGTCACGCTTCCCCTTAATCACCGCATTCAGATGTGTGGCTTGCATGCCTATCATCTTGGCAAAGTCCTTCTGTTTGATTCCACGAGCTTCAAGTTCGGCTCCAAGGGATGAACCCGGGTGAACCGCCACAAACGGAATGATTCTTTCATTTTTTGTTTCCATAATGCTCTTGGTTTAATTCTATCAATTTAATTCTAATTCCACCTTCATGCTCTGTAAAAATCAGTCTTTCGACCCTGTTCCTTATCGGACGGACTGAGCTGTAGCCACTATAGTCATATTTCAATTTCTCGTAGCACATCCAACTGAACTGTGCCAATTCGGATACACTTTCAACTCGTTGCATGTGGCTTATTACAAGCAACAGCCTTTCTATAAAAGCCTTATCCTTGCATAGTTTCTTATATGCTTTCTTGGTAGTCTTGCCCGTCTCGACAATTTCTTGCAACCCAATATCTTCAAATTCTACAACCATATCTAAAAATTTGATATGCAAATATACTAAAAGTTATGCAAATATGGTAATTTTTAAAGACTTATTTATATTATTTAGAGGAATTATAATTATATAAACCCTTTTCAAAACAAGACAAGAGAACCATTCCGATGATTCTCTTGTACCCTGAAGTATCCCAGTTGCGGCGGAACTGGTATATGCAGCTTTAGGCATAGTTTAATAACCACACCTACAATAACTTGCATTCAAGGGTATTGACGTACATCTACCTAGTCTTGAAATACAGATACCAAACGACCGCCAACAAGACATAGATGGAAGACAAGCAATACACCAAGACTGAATGGGTTCTTTCCATAAAAACCATGCCAAAGGTCAAGGCTACCGCACATATCGTACACATCACGGCCATGACACACCACCAGTCAACCGAATCTACGGCTGTAGTTCTGCTCTTCGGAGCTGGACACACCCATGTTTTACCTATCATGTTATAAATTCTATTAAAAGTATTAAACTCTATTCAAATTCTTTAATAAGTTACGCATTCCGTAAATACGGATTGCTGCACCTTACAGGGCTTAACAGAAGCCCGCTACCGATTATCCTTGATGTTATCTCGGAATCACCGACTACTTTTCTGAGGATGTTTACCGCTCCGTTCATATACTTCTATTTTTTCACAAAGTTACAGAATTTGAACGAAACAACTTGTATTTCTGCCCAAGAATAATTTCCTTTGCAGAAACAAACAGCAATAGCCATGAAACAATATACCCAAGAAGAAATTGATTTCATACAGCGATGGATGAACGGTGAAAGAAACGTAGAACCACCTTCCGTGGAAGAACTTAATGATATACAAGAACTTGTAAATCAAGGAAAACTCATTCCAACACCATGGGAATACCAATTAGGACTTACTGATGATTACTTCAAAAAATAGCCCCTCAATCCATAAGGAAAGAGGGGTATGATTTAGAACGCTAACTTTTCGGGATACCCCTGCTTGTAGTCGTAGGCAAGGATTTCCTCGACTGTAGTTAACTGCTCAGCTTCAGCCAAATGGATTTCTGTCACGTCCCATGTCGCACGGGCATAATCCAATACGGCGTAATAAAGCTGCCAGCCCATCGCAACGGTCATCGGGAAGGCAAGACCTCCGTCACGCAAGGTCACATTCTCTTCACCCTTTTGCTGGGCGGTCATGAGGTTTTCCCAAACCTTGGTGCGCTTGTTTGAATCAAGCCACATGTGTACGCCGCCGATTGAGAAGTCTTCCACTTCCTTGGACTTGTCGTAGCGTCTGATTTCTTCTTTCAGTCTTTCCTTGAGGAATTGAATCTGAAGATGCACAGGCACGAACACTTTAGCCCATTCAACCCATTCTTCCATTGATGGAACTTCGTAACCCATTGCATTGCCTTGGTTGACAACTGAAACGATATTGTCACCGTTTGTCGGAAGCATGAACGTTTCATTGCAAGCCATACAATATTCGGTTTCTTTCTGACTGACAACAATCGGCTTCTTGTCTTCGTCCAACATAATGTTTCCGTCTTCGTCACGTTGATACACGTTTTCCATCACTGGCGTACATCCCCACATCAGGAAATATTCATTGTCACTCACTTGCTTTATCGGCGCATAGTCCGATTTCTTGATCATTTCATTAATCATATAGCTATAATATTAAATGTGAAAAATTATATTGTTATATCCGGCAGAATAAGACCGTGGATAAATTCATTCCTGATTCTGAACCGTTTCTTCAGGCTGATTTTGGAATGATGTGAACAGATATAGAAATGGCTGTACCATTTTGCCATCCACTTCTCCAATATTCGGCGACGGATGGCGTAGCTTGAATAATGAATCATGAATCCAAGATAAGAATTTACGCTACTCCAGAAATGAACGGCTGTTTCTGTTGTAATCGGGAGCTTTTCAAACTCACGCATCTTTGACTCAAAATTATTTATTGTTCTTTTGCCTACATAAATTCTTCCCATCTTGCTTACTCCGCCAATAAATTTGCACCCTTTAGTATAGTACTGGATGTAAATCTTGTCATCATGAAGTTCAATATGAAGCGGTTCAAGCATCTTTCGCATTTCCGGGATGAATTTCATTATCTTGCGCTTGTCAGTGTCAATAATGAAAAAGTCATCAACATATCTTCCATAGCCTTTGAAGTTGGATTTGACATATTTGTCAAACTCTGTAAGATAGAAATTGGCAAACATTTGACTAGTCAGATTGCCAATAGGCAGACCACAATTGTCGTCATTGGTAAATAAACTTTTGTTTTTTGAAAGTCCGTTCCACATGCTATTGTGCATCTTGCGGACGCAATTCAGCTCCGGTCTGTGCATGACGATTTTTTCAGTAAGCCACAGCACAAGCTCAATATCGTTCCCCTTGTATTTTTCCTTGATGAACTTTTGTAGCATGAGCCATAATGTCGGTTTGTGTATAGACATGAAAAAGCCTTTCAGGTCAAATTTGGCAATCCAACATTCTTTTGTATACCCCTCACTTATTTTATGAATCTGACGGTGCATGTCCTGTACACCATACATTGTGCCTTTGTACTTTCGACAGTTGTAAGTGTTTTCTATAAAGTATTCTTCAAACAAAGGTTCAAGTCTCATACAGAGTAGATGATGCACAACACGGTCACGGAAGGATGCAGCGAATACCTCCCGTTTTTTAGGACGGGTAGTAACGAATGTAATGCTTGAACCTATTTCATAAGTCCTTGCATTCACTTCTTCGTACAGCTTGTAGACTTCAGCCTCCCAATTCAGTTCGAACTGGACTGCCGTTGATTTTCTACGCTTATTGCGGCGGCATTCCTTGTATGCCGCTACAAAATCTTCAAATGATATACTACCTTGCGTGTCGTACATTCCCTAAACTTTTTAATATCACATATTCCGAGAACGCCCGCACCCGATTGTTGTTGTTCAGATTGTTGTTGTTCACGTTGCCGTCACTCCAATTGAGTATCCAACAGTTGCGGTTGCTGCTGTTCACGCCCCACACTTCCACTACCTTGTTCGTAACCGTTCCTCTATACTTTCAAGAGACGTCGGTGGGAAGCCTTATATAAAAATTAAAAACACACCCGATGAAGTCGTGACCGCACCGGTTCCGGTCAAGCCGACAGTTATCTTGAACTTCCCGATGAAGAGCTGTTTTTCCACCCCGTCACTTGACGCTCGATACTTACAGCCTTTTCGGTTAGTCTGCCCAAACATCTTGTCTTTAGAATCTGCTCGTCAGCACAAAGCCGAATAATCATACGTGCAGATTCAAAGTCTATAAGAAAATCAGTCAACGCAGCAATTCTTTCAGTTTTGTTGCGATTGGCACGGGCAAGATGTTGTGGCAATTTGATACAGAGTCTCAACAATTCTTCTCCGATTGTGTAACGCTCGAACCTTGGAAAATTCTTCAATTCCTTCATTGCCAACCGTGTGAATTCATATGTATCTCTGTATACTTTCAGCTCGTCTGTACGCATAACTTGAACCTTTATGTTTGAAGAACGCTATTTTTATCAATTGATATTTTTACGCCCCTTTCCCCTAAAGGCGGCTGCGCCGCCCATTCGCCCTTCGGGACGAATGAAAGAGGAAAAGGGGTAAAGGGGCTATAAAGCCGAGAACGCCCGCACCCGATAGTAGTAGCCCAGACGGTAGTCGCTCACGCCGCCGTCACTCCAACTGAGTACCCAACAGAAGCGGTAGCTGCCGTA